TCATGCCTGGGGGGCTGTGCAGGCGTGCAATAAAGAAGGCTCACCGCCCCCAGAACTCGAACCCGGACCCCCCCCTGCCCTTTGCGTATACGTTACTTACCCCTCAAACTTTTTATGCCTTTTTTCGGCCTTTGTCTTGTCTCCTGTCGAAAGATAGGGTATAGGAGAGTGTAGATTGTTTTCGGCCTATAGGTTCAAGGGGCGTTATGACAGATGAAGAGATTGCCGCGATGTTCACCTACCATGCTCCGAAGGGTGACCAGGCAGCCCACTATAGGGCCATTTGTGATGCTGGTAAGGCGTTCGCGGAGGTTATCGTGGCTCTAACTCCGGCCTGTGCAGACCAGACCTCGGCTGTTCGTAAGGTCCGTATGGCGGTAATGACGGCCAACGCCGCCATTACCATCAACGAGTAAGGTGGTGGTGCCGTGAGTGGATATCCGTGGGGCAAGAAGGATTCCAAGTCTAAGCGTGACACATGGTTGCGTGATAACGGTTTGTATTCTGCGTTTCGCTCGTATCTGAGACAGGCCCTCGCGGAGGTTGACGATGACGTAATCGCCGAAGAAACGGCAGTGCGGCGGATTATGGCAGATTGGAAGCGGGTGGCTGGCGAGAAGATGAAGGACGCACCACCGGTTAGTCATGCTCCGGTGCGAGAGGATTGGTATTGGGCGTTTGAGCATTATGGGGACGGGATTGAGAGCGATGACCACCTCTTGGGTGTGAGTCGGAAAGATGCCCCGAGCCCATTCGCCTGGAGCCTTCTTGTCGGCGCGTTGAAGCACGACACCAGTTGGAAGAATTTGCAGGACAAGGTATCGAAAGACCTGTTCGGGGGCGACATCAGCGATGACGATGATCGAGCGCTTATTGCAACAGGGTTGCCTTCGGCTTTGCGAGAGCGGTTTTCTGGAGTTTTGGCGACAGCAAGAAGCCTCTTCGCCGGACAACTGCCTGCTGTATTCGGACGTCCCGAAGGATCCTGACGAGAACATGGTGTGGCGAGCGTGGCTATGGCAACAGATGCGTGATGATGCCTCGGCCCGTCGGTGCATCGTGGCGAGCTGCCGGAACGATATCCGATTTTTTGTTAATAGTTTCTGTTACGCATTGGACACTCGCAAGGAACGTGCTATTCAGCCATTCATCACTTACGAGTTCCAAGATGTATTTCTCTCCCTCCTGGCGTTCAACGCCCTTGAAAGTCTAAAACCCGAAAACCGATATCGCCGCTGGGACATCGGCGTCGACAAGAGTCGTGATATGGGCGTGACGTGGTGCGTGATGTATTTCATGGACTGGGTGTGGCGATACCACGAAAACCGTCAAATGCGGTGTATTAGCTCGAAGGAAGACCGTGTGGACAGTTCTGATGACGAGGATGCCCTGTTCCAGAAGCTGGATTTCAACGAAAGCCGGATGCCTCCGGCTCTGGCGATTCGCGGGTGCGAGCACGATGCACAGCATGGGCGACCGGCCATGAAGGTTATCAACAGCCGCCTGGGGAACCAGATCCGCGGCGAGGCATCCGGGAAGCACGCTGGGCGCGGTGGTCGTAACTTCGCTGCTTTCCGCGATGAGGAGCCCGCGGCGAGCTACGGCAAGGAGATCACCCGGTCGCTGAACCAGACGACGCGGCTTCAGATACGGGTGGGGACGCCGAACGGTATCGGCGGCAGCTTCCACACGGCGAAGATCAACGGCGGAATCGACTGGCTGACGCTGCACTGGAGCCTGCATCCCGAGAAGGCCGAGGGACTATATTCGATTGAAGGTGGCCGGGTGACGGTGCTCGACTCAGGCTGGCATGACGCTCACCCCGATTACGAGTGCATGACCACCCCGTCGAACGCCGACCCGGGCGCCCCCTGGGAGTTTCTGCGGAGCCCGTGGTTTGACGGCGAGGAGCGCGGGGCGGACTCCCTTGCCGATATCGCACAGGAAATTCAGATATCGTATCTCGGCAGTGGGGCTCCGTTTTTCCGGGCCGACAAGCTCGCAGAGGCTCGAGTGCGGCACGCTCGGCCGCCGGTGCATGTTGGCGACGCAGAAGAACTCATCCCCGACGCGATCCTGCACGGCGAAGAGACGCCTTTGCGGTGGTCCGACCGGGACATTCGGTCCGATAAAATGAAGCTGTGGTTCCCTCTCGTGAACGATATGGTGCCGCAGAACACTTCTTACACGATGGGGATCGATGTCGCCAGCGGCAACGGCGGCGGCTCGGATTCCTGCATCAGCATCGCTGATGACACCACGAAGGAAAAGGTGATGGAATATCGGTCCAACGGGATTACGCCCGAGGACTTCGCACTGCTGGCGGTGGCAGTCTACAGGTGGTTCACGACGGACGTGGGTGCGCCGTTCATGGCGTGGGACCAAGGCGGTCCCGGCGGCCCGTTCGGGACGAAGGTGCTACAACACGGAGGTGGACTGGATGTGTATTACCACAAGCCGCGTGACGAGGCCAACCCGAAGCCGGGGCGTCGACCTGGAGTGCCCAGCAACCGGCTCATCAAGAAAGAACTCTTCACGGATTACCGCGAGGCAATTTTCCACGGCGGCCTCATATCCCCCAGCTCGGAATCATACCGCCAGGCGGAGCAGTTCGTCTACGACGGCAAGGGCGGGGTGGTGCACCAAGCGAGTCGCACCACGGACAACATGGCGGACACAGGTGACCAGCACGGCGACGTGACCACATCCGAAGTGATCCTCGTTCGGGCGATGCTCGATCGTCCCGAGCCGATGCCGGTGTATCAGGAGCCGGAATACGGAACTCTGGCCTACAGACAGCGGGAGGCCGTGCTCGCGTCCTCCCTGAACACTAATGACAGGTGGTATTGAGATGTCTCCCCAAGACAGCCACTTCGGTATAATGAACTCACTGCGGACCTGGTGGAACAAACGGGGCAAGAAGCAGCACCTGCAAGTTGCTCCTGCCGGTGGCGAGGAAATCTACCTGAACAACGGCAGCATGACCTCGCGCCAGATTCAGCACATCAACGAGGCCGCCATCTACAACTACGAGCACATGAGCAAGCTCCGGCGCAACAGCGCGGAGATGCGGCGACAATACGCCGGGCACCTGACTGTGGAGGATGGCGCGAGCGAGGCCAAGCCCGTAATCATCAACCGTCTGCAGGACGCGATACGGATATGGTTGCAGAACATGGCGACTGGAGAGCCGCAGGCGAGCATTGAAACCGTGTATCCGGATCTGAGGTCGTTCGCGTTCCAGTTCGAGCTGGCCGTCAACCGGCATCTGTCGGAAATACAGTTGGGCGATGTGTTTATGCGGGCCACTCTCGACGCGATGTTCTCTGTCGGTGTGATCAAGACGGGACTGGGCGTCGGCGCCCCAGAAGTGTTTGAGGCCGACGGCGAACTGATAGATCCCGGCCGCCCGTTTTCCGACTCAGTGTTCCTGGACGACCTAATGATTGACATGAGCGCCAAGAGCTACGATAAAGTAGATATGATTGGCGACCGGTATCTGCGCCCGCGGGGTTGGGTCACAGAGATGATGAAGAAGGCCGAGCGCGGCGAGCCGTTTACCACGGCCACCATCGACGACCGAGACCAGAGCGAGATGATGCCGGAACCGCGCTCGTCCGGCACGCGCGACGGCGACGAACCCGCCCGCATCTATGACGACGTCTGGGTCTGGGATATGTATCTTCCCAAGGAAAACGTCATGGTCACGATCGCGGACGGCAGCGACAAGCCGATTGCGGTGTGGGACTGGGACGGCCCCGAGGGCGGCCCCTACGATGTTCTCGGGTGGTTCCACATGCCCGGATACCCGTTGCCCCTGCCGCCCGCGGCCAACCTGTTTGAGCTGCATATGTTCAGCAACGAACTCATGCGTAAGGTGGGCCGACAAGCCAACCGGCAGAAGCAGGTGCTGGTGGCCGAGCAGGGTGCCGAGAAGGGCGCCGAGATTATTCGGAATTCCAACGACGGCGAAATAGCACTGGTGCCGCGCGGAACTTTGGCTCAGATGGAAAGCGTAAAATACGGCGGGGCAGACCCGATGATGTCCCAGATGCTGATCTGGAGCTTGCAGACGATGGACACCGAGGGCGGGAACCTGCAGTCCCTGGGCGGCCTGGGTCCGAGCACGGAGACGTTCCGCGGCGACAAGCTGATTCACGATACGGCTTCCTCACTGATACGGTTCTTGCAACTAGGGTTGATGCGCACCGCCAAGAGCGTTCTTCGCAAGCACGCATGGTGGACGTGGACGGAGGACCTCCGAGAGTTCAGCGGCTTTACCAGCGTCCCGGGAGAACACGATATTCCGATTCCGTGGCACTTCACCCCGGAGGAGCGCGAGGGCGATTTCCTCGATTACAACTTTACGCTCGACCCGCATTCACTGGTCGCGCGGACGCCGGAGGAAAAGGCTCAGAAGGTGGTAGAGCTGTGGCACAGCATGATCCTGCCGAACGCCGACGCACTGATGCAGACGGGGCACCTGCCGAACGCAGCCGAGACCGTGCGGTATCTCTGCAAGCAGATGAACATCCCGTTCGACATCCTGCTCAAGCAGATGGACCCGATGATGAAGGAGCAAATGGCCGGGCAGGTGGCCGCCCCGGATCGGCTGAAGAGCAGCCACACCGTGAACGAACGAGTAAGCCGCCCGGGGACGACCCCCGGCGGTAACGATAACGTGATGATGCAAAGTCTGTCGAAAATGGGAACGTCTGGGGAACCGGGCGCAAGCTCACCCGCCTTTGGAGGATGACCAATGTTCCAGGTTCGCGTAATTGACGATATGAAGGACTACACGCAGTATACCGCCCTGACCACCGACACGACGGGCCCTAGTGAAAGCGCGGTGCGGCTTACCGGCACCAATTCGCTCGAGTTCAGCAAGGTGGACGGCGTCGCAAACGGGAAGGCAGCGGGGGCATCCCGGACACTGCCCGGCCTGAACCTGGAGGCGGACGGCCTACTGCTCTACGACAAGATCATGTGGTCGGTGTATTGCTCCGTCTTGACGGCTGTCGCGAGCTGCTATGTCAAACTCGGGACCGACGCCACCCACTACCTGATGTGGACCGTGACCGATGGCTCGATGGCAGCCGGATGGGCACTCTGCGAGGCCGAGATCGGCACTGCTGAACTCGGCGGCAACGGGTGGGACCCGTCGAACATCACCTACATGGAAGTGGGCGTCACCTTCGACTCGGAGAGCGACGCGCTTGATGCCATCAAGTTCGACTCCGTGTCAATAGTCCCGTGCAGATTCACCACGACTTAAGGGGATAAGCGCGATGCCGACGTATTGTTTCACGTGTGACAATTGCGGGAAGAAGGCGGATATCATGGTGCCTATATCTGCCCGACCGCGACACAAGAGTTGCCCGCGGTGCGGCGCAACGCTTCGGCGTGATTACCCAGCTGAACAAGGCGCTGTGGACTCCGGCGGCGACGCATGGAAGATCAACGGCGGGTTCACCAATGAGCGGCACGAAACCGGGTCGCTGTCCCGAGCCATCCATACCGATCAGGTGGCGGAACAGAAGGCACTCGACAAGCAAAAGGGCGTGAATCTCGGAGTCGAATGGAAGCCCGACGGTCGCGGCTTTGTCCGCCCGCATTTTGGTTCCAAGCGCGCCCGCGACAAGTGGGACCGGGCGCATGGCTTTGTATGTGATAGTCACTGTTAAGGAGGGGGTTTGCAATGCTGACAGAACAAGAGCAGAAAGAGAAAGACGAGAGCACCGAGCCGACTGAAGACGAGTCGATGGCGGATGCTTTCGATTTTGACCCGGAAGAAGACCCTGACGACGCATCCCATGCCGGCGATGAAGATGATCCCGCCGAGAAGGACGCGGAGAAGGGGAAAAAGGAGGAAGAGGCAGCGGAGTCGGGTGCTATAGACCCGAAGCTGTTCATCCGAGTTGGCAGGATGAACCTGTCTGACGAGGAAACCGACACGGTGATGGGCTTGGGCAGCAACGAGGCGATCACCTCCATGCTCAGCCTGTTGGAAAGCCGCAAGGAGGGGGATACCTCTTCGGGCGGGGACGATGTCCAGTGGCATGAGATCAGTGACGAGGAGGCTAAAGAGTTCGACCCGGAACTGGTCGCGATGCTCAAGGGCATGAACGGCTCCACGAAGAAGGCGGTGGAGCAGATGTTCAGCAAGTTGAGCGGTAAGTATGAGGAGCGCATCAAGAAGATGGGCGACACGCTTACCGGGCGTGATGGTGATGCCTTCGATGATGCGGTTGAATCCCTCGGCAAGGACTGGCAGCCGGTGTTCGGCAAGGAAGGGAAGAAGGCCGCGGACGAACAAGTGAGCAACCTCGAAAGGTTGCGGAAGGCGGTGTTCAGCGGCCAGTACAAAGGCAGTGTTTCACGCCGGGTCCGCGCCGCCGCCAAAGATGTGTTCACGGAACACACAAACAAACTCACCAACGACGGCAAGGTCGAGAAGGCTCGCAACCGTCAAGGTCGATTTCTCGGGAGGCCGGCGCAGCGAAAGCAGAACGATGCGGATCTAACCCCGCGTCAGCGCGCCGTTCGCAACGCTTCAAAGTTTATGACGGAGCACGATATGCACCCCGAGCAAGTCGCGGACATGAGCGACGTCCTCTGACCGATTTGTGTCAGCAGGTGGGTTGATAGATGAAAGGATGGGAAAAATGGGACTTCATGCGGATGATATTACTGATCTCGCGAACGGGACGCTCAATGATTTGGGCAGACTGAGACTCGTAGAGGTCGCTTCGGAGATAACAGAGCACGTTGCCGCATCCAACCTGATGAATAAGCATCGCATCAAGTTCGACAGCGGCAAGGGCGTCTCCTGGAACCTCCTGCAGAACGGCGATGAGAACGCCCGCAACGTGGGGCTCCACAGCCGAGACAACGTCAACATCAAGGACGGGACCTTCAACCTGACGATCCCGTGGCGGCACACCACAAGCGGTTGCGCCTTCGACGTGCGTGAGGACGCGATGAACAGCGGCCCCGCGAAGATCGTCGATTACATTGGCACCAAGCGTTACCAGCGAGCCATCTCCTGGGTGGAGCTGTTCGAGGAGAACTTCTGGCAGGGCCCGTCGGGCTCGACCGACGAGGACACGCCGTTCGGCGTATTCGGCTACTGGCTGGCCTACAACGCCATCAGCGGCTTCAACGGCGGGAACGGCAACTACGGCACTATCGGTGGGAAGGGCACGGTCGCCTACCCCAAACTGAAGCACTACACGTTCCAGTACACCAACGTCAGCGACACCGACCTCGTTGACAGCGTTCGGGATGCGCTGGTCTACAGCGACTTCAAGCCGATGGTCAGCAACGCCCCCATCAAGGGGTATGCCAGCGGCCAGAAGCGGGTGATCTACTCGGCGTGGCCGCAGGTCAAGACGCTCGAGAAACTGGCGCGTAGCCAGAACGATGACCTCGGGAGCGACCTGGACAAGTATCACGGCCAGGTGCGCATCGGGCGCGTTCCGATTGAGCACGTTCCCTGGATCACCGCGAACAAAGCGACCAGCCTGCCGTTCGTCGGCATCGACTGGAGCCAGTTCCACGCAGTGTTCCGCAGTGGCTGGTGGATGAAGGAAACGCCGTTCAAGGAAGTGGCCGGTCAGCACAACGACCGAGTGAGCCACATGGATAGCACCTACAACTTCAGGTGCTTTAACCGTCGCAAGGGCCTCTTCCTCGGCGCGAAGTCTGACCCGCTCAGTAGTTAAGCGGCAGCAACGGCCCCCCGAAAGGGGGCCGTGACTCAATTCTCGTAAGCGAAAACGATCCTTCCGAAAAGGAAAAGGAGAAGTATCATGGCACAGCATGTTCAGTATAGAGACCCCAGCGACACCGGAGCGGCTCCGAGCCCTGCGATTTGGGCGGAGTTCGACGAGGCACCGGTCGGCGCCTGGGCACATTACTTCCAGGACTACTTGGGCCCGCTGGACCCGACGACTGCGTTGGGTTACGTGATCACGCAGGAAGCCTCGGGAATCATCGAAACCGCCGACCCGACCAGCACCATCACCGGGCACGGTATGTTGAACGTCTCGAGCGATGGGCACAATGGTGCGCACGATGGCATCAATGTGCAGATGGGCGGAGCCGCGGTTCAGGAAATCTGGTGCCCGGCGGCCAACAAACCGCTGCTGTTCGAGGCGCGCATCCTGCTCAACGACGAGAGCGACGAGTTCTTCATCGGGCTGTGCGATTCCGAAACCGACATCATCGAGCAGACCACTGGTATGTTGGATACGGCCGCCAGAAACCTGATCGGGTTCTACACCGATGCGGGCACGACCGCAAGCTACATCGAGTTCGCGGCTGCAAAGGCGGGGTCCGCAGAGCAGCAGACCGACTGCACCGGTATCGCGGCAGATGCCACCGAGACGGCGTTCGAGGACAACACCTGGGTGAAGGTCGGCTTCATGGCCTACACCAAGAACAACGCCCTCCGGGTCAAGCCGTTCGTAAACGGCAAGGCGTACACCGAGATCACCGATACGGACGACATTCCGATCACCATCGGCACTGGCGACATGGCTCTCAGCTACGTCGCTCAGGTTGCCGCCACTGGCGCGAATGCCGAGCTGTATGTTGACTGGGTGAGAGTTGCCCAACTGAGGTAATCGTTGGGATAAGGACGCGGGGGCGTAGCGCGACTCCCTCCCGCGCCGCCTCCGCGTCCATCATTAACAGGAGGGGATGCTATGAACCGGCTACACGGTAAGAACCTGCGCATGATGTTCGACGTTTCAGATGCCAACGTGCCTGTGTCCGAGGAGGTCGCATCCCGGATAGGGCGAATGGAGGCCCGCTTGGCGAGGTTCTTCGGCCGGTTCTCGGAGATGAGCGTCGAGACGCTCGCCTTGCTGGTGAACGGCCTGACGAAGAGGGATGTCTTCCCGACCCTGGCGGCGGGAGACCCCGGACTCAAAACGGAGCCCGTGGGCCCATCCCAAGAGGAGATCGGGCTAATGACCGGCCCTCAACTGAAGGCTGCTCTGGTCGAAAGGGATGTAGGGATGTCGGGCAAAGAAAGTGCGAACCGGTTGCGTGACATGCTCACGGAAGCACTTGAGCAGGGCCAGGTCGAGTTGCAAGAGGCGACGGAAGGGTAACTACAATGGGCGAAAGTTCTCTGTCACTCGCGTATGCTGACATCGCCGCGATGGTCGCCCGGTCTGGGTTGGGGCTGAGTTACACCTCCACCGACTGGTCGACGCAGGAAACCGCCGACATCGACCGGGCGGTTGATAAGGGGTATAGTGACTTTCTACGCTCCCACGACTGGCGGTTCCTGAAGAAGTTCGCGACGATAACCACGACCACACCGTACTCCACCGGCACGATCACCCTCACTGAGGATGATGCGACCGTGACGTTAGCGACCGGAACGTGGCCGGCGTGGGCGGCACAGGGAAGCCTTTACTACAACGGGCGCGAGTACAGCATTTCCGCCCGCACGGATAACGCGAATATCGAGCTGAACGCGGACTGGGGTGATGATACGGTCGCGGGCGCGTCTTACGAATTGAGGCGCACGGCCTACGATCTCCCCGATGACTTCGGGCAGCCCGATTCGTGGTTCACCTACGATGCTTCGGTAGGGCGCTCCCCGGTCAAGCGGGTGGGTGCGAACGACATTCGCGCGGGCCGCTCCACGACAACGGGGTATCCCGCCGTAGCAGCGATAAGGGCAAAGACCGCGGACTTCGATAACACCGACGGGCAGCGTTTCGAGGTTATGGTTAGCCCGCTTGCCGATGGTGCCTACGTGCTGGGATATTCGTATTACATCCTCACGGCCAAGGACCTGGACACCACGGACAAGTATCCGCTGGGCGGGCAGGTTCACGGGCAGGCGATACTGGACTGCTGTATCGCGGCCGCCCGATACCTATTTCAAGATATGCCGCTGGGCGAATACAAGAACACCATTCGCGCGGCGATCAGCGACTCCATTGTAAGTGATGAGCAGTTGGCACCGACCCATTTGGGGTATAATGCCGACCGCTCGGATAGCCGCTCAACAAGTTGGCGGAATGATGGCGACTGGCATGTGTTGGTCAACGGCGTTCTGCCTGATTAACGAAAGGAAAATGTTATGGGTGCTCACACCCTACCAGAAGACATGAGTAAAGCGAATGACCGCTTTGGCAGTGTGGATGACGGCAAGGCGCTGACGTTCAGCGGGGACCTCACGTTTTCAGGCGCGAACGCGCACACCGGCGTAGAGACTCACACCGGCGCAGAGACTCATTCCGGGGCAGAAGTATTTACGACACAGCCCAAAGTCGTCACCGAGGGCACTGCCGGCAACCGTGGTCCCAGCCCGTTGATTTGGGACGATTGCAACGTGTTGGACTTCATGATCAACCCCACTAATGGCTTCGTGTATTTCAACGACTTCATTGATGGCGGCTACACCCTGGCGGCCGCCCAGACGGTCACCCACCTGAACGAGGGCGTGTGTGGCTTTACTGGGGCCACTTCCGGTTCGACTATCGATACGGAGAAAGACGAGCCCACGGGCGCGCTAACCCTTAGCAGCACCACCATTAACGAGGGAGCGGGCATCAACATTCTGGGCGGCGTGAATGATGCTGCGCAGGTCATCTTCAACACGTCAAGCACCGAACAGGTGTGGTTCGAGGCCCGTATTAAGTCTCTGAATATCACCAATGCAAAGTTCGGCATATTCTGCGGCTTCGCTGAAGAAGGGCTTGCCTCAGAGGGCGGAGTCATAGGGACAGACGATATCCTCACCGATAAGGATTACGTGGGGTTCCACAAACTTGCCGCCGATGGCGATACGCTCGACACGGTGTTCAACACCGCGAGCGGCGGGACCTCGCCCGTCACGATCAAGCCTGATGCGGTGACGCTGGAGGCCGACACCTACATCAAGATCGGCTTCCACTTCGACGGGACGACCGTGACGTTCTATGCTAACGGCGTTGCTCTCGCCGATACCATTGCGAAGACGGCAACCGACTTCCCTGATGGGCAAGAGATGTGCTTCTACTTTGTTGCGATGAACGCTCATGGCGATCCTGCTGAGTCCACGATCGACTGGGTGAGAATAGCCCGCGAGTTCTAAAGAGGTCGGATGATGCCAAAGCCTAAACAGCGAACAATCCATGTGCCCTTCCCAACGAGCGGCGAGAACCGGCGGCGCAATTACCGCGCCCCGGAAACCCTCGCCGCTTCCAGCCGTGCGGTCAACGTGCGGAGCGTGGGGCCGCTCGAAAAGCGGGGCAGGGGCGGTTCGCGGCCCGGTCTATCGAAGTTCATAGACACCGACTTCGGGACCAACATCACCGGCATATCATCTGTCACCTACATCGATGCGGACGGTGACCGGCAGCAGGACCTGGCCGTGACCGCTGATGGCGCGCTCTATATCGTGCAGGGCGGAGTGGCGACCGAGGCGGTCTCAAACCTGTCCATCGACGGCGACAACATCACAATCGATGGCGATAACATCGTCATGCACAGCACGGTCACATCCACAAACCCGCTGGTCGATGGTAACACGTTCCAGATGGCGGAGTGGAACGGCAAGCTGTATATCGCGGATGCCACGTTGCAGAAATACGACCCTCTCACGGGGACGGTAAGCACGGTTGAGGATGCACCGGCCTCAATGCCTTTGGTGTGTGTCTACCAGGAGCGGCTTGTCCTGTCTGGCGTGGACCATCTGTTCTACATGAGCGGTCAGGCAGACGGCACGAACTGGGATGCTGGCGCGGAGATGGGCGATGTAGGGCGGAGCGTCATGGGTGCGGTGGGCGATGCTGGCGTGGTGGGTGAGAAGATCCTCGCCATGCACAACCACCGCGACGTAGCACTCATCTTCGGCTGCCAAGATAGCGTATGGGCGGTTTACGGCAACATCGCGGATACCGGCGGCGGGCGGAAGCAGTGCGTGAGCCCGTTTTCCGGGATCATAGCTCCCGGCGCGATGGCGGTAACGCCTAACGGCATGGTGCTGTTCCTGACCCGCGCAGGACTCTACGCATGGCAGGTCGGAAGCAAGTCGGACCCGGAGCCGTTCAGCCCGGGGGTTATCCCCGACGAACTTCTGGATGTGGATACTGCCACCACTGATGTGCTGATGCGGTATGACCACCGCTGCCGGGGTGTCCATCTGTTCCTGACGCCTCTTACTGGCATCGGATCTCACTGGTGGATTGACCTTGAGAATCGAGCGTTCTGGCCGGTCAAGTTAAACGATGACCACCAACCCCACTCTACCGCAGTCGTGTCGCGAAGCGGGTTCAGCAATGTCCTGCTCGGGTGCGGCGACGGTTACATCCGCGTTTTTGACGACGATGCCACTGACGACGATGGATCGGACCTGAACAGCCACTTGGTGCTCGGGCCATTCCACATCGCCGGTGCGGACGGCTACGACGGGCTGCTGAACGAGATTATTTCGGCGCTTGCGGATGACAGCGGAGACCTGCAATACACGATTTACACTGGAGAGACGGCTGAGGATGCCGTCGATGCCGCGGATACCGCCCTAGCGGCGGCCGTGGCCTCAGAGTATGCGTAACTATTGAGGGAGGTGTGCGCGATGGCAACAAGAGGCAACACAGGGCGTGGCAGCAAGGGAGCCTGTGGCGGGACTCGCAGGCGTGATGGTTCAGGTGGCGGGACGGGCAATCGTGGGACAAAACGACAACCTAAGAA